ATGGAGGCCGCTGGCATCGAGCCGGTGTCAGCCGCCGACATGGAGCAGGCCATGGCCATGAGCGCCAGCGTGCGCAGCCATCCTGATGCTGCTGCGCTGCTCAAGACCGGCAAGGCTGAACAGTCCTTCTGGTGGGATGACACGATCAGCGGCCTGCGCTGCAAGTGCCGCCCGGACTGGATGACCAATGACACGCTGGTAGATCTCAAGACCACCACCGATGCCAGCCCTGCCGGCTTTGCCAGATCGGTGGCGCACTGGCGGTACCACGTGCAGGCCGATCACTACCAGGCCGGCACCTTCGCGCGGCGGTTTGTGTTCATCGCAGTGGAGAAGACCTATCCGTTCTGTGTCGGCGTCTACGAGCTGGACAACGACGCCATGGATCATGCCATCGTGCTGCGGCGGCAGAACCTGGACACCATCGCAGACTGCCGCGCGATCAGCGAATGGCCCGGTTACAGCACGCAGACCATCAGCCTGCCGCGGTGGGCACTGCAGACCTCTGACACCATCACATCTGATGACTTCTAGCTCCCTTGCGCTCTGGACACCAGAGCAGACGCAGCTGATCGCTACCACCATCGCGCCAGGCTGCAGCAGCGATGAGCTGCGCCTCTTCGCCTACGCCTGCCAGCGGACTGGCTTGGACCCGTTCTCAAAGCAGATTTACGCCATCCGACGCAGTGGGCGCATGACCATTCAGGCCGGCATTGATGGCTTGCGCGCCATTGCTGAGCGCACCGGCGAGCTGGACGGCAGCCACACTGAATGGTGCGGTGATGATGGCCAGTGGTCTGATGTATGGATCAGCGCCAAGCCGCCAGCTGCAGCGAAGACCACGATCTGGCGCAAGGGTTCATCGCATCCATTCACCGGCGTGGCACGCTTCGCGGATTACAACGCCGGCCAGGGCTTGTGGTCCAAGATGCCAGCCGCAATGATCGCCAAGTGCTCGGAGGCATTGGCACTGCGCAAGGCATTCCCCGCCAACCTCAGCGGCGTCTACAGCACCGATGAGATGGAGCAGCAGGCGATCGAGCCGGTGACAGTGGCGGCAGTGCCGACGCCTGCCGGTGATACCAAGCTGTTTGCAGCTGGCAAGGCTGCCATTGCCAAGGCCAAGACCATCGACGACCTAGCCAAGCTGACCACACGCATGGAGGCCCGCAAGGGTGAACTAAGCGATGAGCAGAATGATCAGCTGATGCAGCTGGCACTCAGCCGCGAGGCTGAACTGACCGTACCAGCTGACTTAGGCGCATTTGATGATGACTGAGCCGTACCTCACCACTGAGCAGCTAGCCGCCCGATGGGGCGTCAAGCCGAGCACGATCAAAGGCCAGCGCGCGCGCGGTTCGGGACCACGCTATGTGACCCTGCCGCGCCTCGCTACGCCAGCCGGCACGCCACGGGTGCAGTATCCGCTGGCTGACGTGCTGGCCTTTGAAGAATCCAACTCCATCACACCAATCAACCCATGAGTCTCTACGCATCCGGCATTGTTCGCATCATCAGCGATCCACAGCTGAAAGCATTTGAAAGCGGCACTATGGTTTGCAACTTCGGCGGTGGCATTCAGGAAGGCAAAGACAAAAACGGCGAATACATCAACAATGCGATTGATGTTGAAGCATGGGGCAAGACCGCTGAGATCATCGTGGACAAGCTGAAGAAAGGTGATTCGATCTTTGTATCTGGCAACCTGCGGATGCAGGAATGGCAGGACAAAGACACTGGCACCAAACGCCGCAAGCACGTATTGAGCGTGCAACGGTTCGAGTTCCTGCCGCGTGTCAAGGCTGACGAGTATTTATTTTGATGTACTACCTGATCTGGCTACTGATGATTGCCACGGCCTGTTTGGTGCTCGGCAATCATCCTTGGCTGGCGTTGATGACCATGTGCATGGCCTTTGTTGTGAGGTGCTGTTGTGACTGATTCGATTACCCCACCGCCGGAGCTGGTGACATCACTGCGCAACTCAGCTCCACATGGCATTCGAGATACAGGTGTCACCCGAGAGATTTGGCTGATCAACCACGCCTATGCCGCTGGCGCCGACCAGGAGCTGGAGGCGTGCTGTGAGTGGACCCAAGGGTATGCGGAATGCGGTGACTCACTCCGCGCCGCCCGCCGCCCCAAGCCGCCGAGCTTGAAAAAGCAGGCGTTGCTTCAGCTCGACACGCTTAACGCAGACCTGGCCATGCACGGCAGAGGCTGCGACCTATCTCAAATCCGTCGCGCACTGGAGGCGCTACCTGAATGACTGAACTATCACCACAAGCGCAGGCGGTGTACGACGCAGTGCGCGAAATTTGCCCTGCGCCTGCCGATGAGATTGCCGCCGCCGCCCTGCGAGCTGCTGCGGATCAGGTGGTGCCGGAGCCAGGCGACATCGACAAGGGATCGCTATCACTTGCCGCCATCCGTTATCGCTGCAAAGTGCGCGATCAACTCCTAGCCATTGCCGCCGAGCTGGAGGGTGGCAATGACTGACTTTCGTGCGCTGTGCCAAGAGCTGGTTGAGTTAGATCAAGCAGAGCCTGGTGATTACGCCAACTGGAGGCAATGCTGGAACGCTGCTATCGCTCGCGCCCGCGCCGCGCTGGCCCAGCCCGAGCCGCAGGGGCCAATGCCCGAAGTAGATGACATTCTGCGTTTGGCTGCAATCATCCGTAGGGTTGACGGCAACCACGACAAAGGCGCTGCTGCGTTGGCGGAGGCAATCTTGAGCCATCCCGACAGCCGCTGGCAACACGCCCAGCCCGAGCCGCAGGGTCCGACGGATAAGGAACTGGATGAGCTGTTCATTGATATTGACCAAGGCGGTGAAGCCCTGAGCTGGCGTCCTTACGCCCGCGCCGCCTTAGCCCGCTGGGGCCACCCCGCCATCGAGCCGGTGCCATGAAGCCACTCCAGCTGTACCGCGTGGCCTTCAGCCATGCCGCACCGCTCCACCTGATGGCCCGTGATCTTGCGCACGCCATCACCAGCGCCAAGGAACTATGCCCCGATACCCAATTCCTGAGCGCGACGCTGGTGCCTGAATGGGACAACACTGATGACCTGAACCATGAGCGCTGATTCAATGAAGGATTACCTAGCCGAGATCGGCCGGTTCCCGCTATTGACTGGTGAGCAGGAGATCCAGCTATCTCGCCAGGTGCGGCGCATGATTGAACTGCAAGCGATGAAAGGCGAACGCACCAAAGCTGAGCTGCGTGCGATCAAACGCGGCCAGCGCGCGCGTGACACCATGATGAACTGCAACCTGCGGCTGGTGGTTCACATCGCCAAGCGTTACACCACTCGATTGAAGTGCAATGGCCTGGAACTGATGGACCTCATCCAAGAAGGTGCCATCGGTTTGAATCGCGCTGTTGAATTGTTCGATGGCACCAAAGGCTACAAGTTCAGCACCTATGCCTATTGGTGGGTGCGGCAATCAATCACACGCGCGATTGATACCAAGGAGCGATTGATTCGTGTGCCGCAGCACATCTTAGATACGACGTACAAGATCGCCAAGCTGCAACGCGAGCACATGCAACAGCATGGCAAGTCAATGACAACTGCTGAATGCGCCAATGCACTTGGCATCACGCAGCATGAAGTGCAAAGCTACGTGATGCGAAACATTCCGCATTCAAGCTTGGATCAACAGGTAAGCGATACAGGTTCAGCGCTAGGCGATTTGATTGCCGATGAACCAGCACCTGAAGAGCTGCACCAGGAGTATGGCGAGCAGTTGCAGTTGTCGCTGATGGAGTTGAATGACTTAGATAGAAAGATCGTCTGTGGGTATTACGGCATTGGGGCGACGCAGCAAACTCAACACGAAATGTCCAAGGAGCTTGGTGTAACGCGCAGCGCGGTGGGCGATCGGCATCGCCGCACGATGCGCCGATTGCGGCTGCGGTTGGTTTATCATCGCAGCTAGTTCCAGCTCGCAGATATAAGCAGTCGCTTGCTTGATCAGTTGCGCTTGGTATGCGTTTTGCTTGATGACTGATGCGCATAGTTTGCGTATATCATCAGCGTTTTCATGCGTGAATGCTGCGCGTGATTGCGCCTCAATGCGCAGCTCTTCTTCAATGGACCATGAAATAACCAGCCACTTTGCCCAGGTCATGACACCAGCATGGCCCATCCGGTACCGGGGCCATCAACCTCCCAGCGGCGCAACCAGTTTTTATGGCTGTAGGCGATGCCTGCGCCTTTGGCGTGGTTGACGTAGCCGCCGTTTACCATGTCGGCCTCGCCGTTCGGATCGTTGTGGATGTAGGCGCCGCTGGTTGCTCCGATGATTACGGACCAATGGCCGCCGCCTGTGGGTGCGCCGACAGGCCCCTTGTGCAGCCAGCCGACCATCACGGGGCGACCAGCCTGCAGTTCGGTGTCGATCACGGCAGAGTTGCAGTTGGTGCGCAGCCGCGCTGTAAGTCCTAAGGATTGCAGCGCCTTGATCTGCGCTTGCGCGTCGGTGGTGTCGCCGAAGCGTGCGCGGATCTTGTTATAGGCATCGTCGCCGCTCACCTTGCCGTAGAACTTGGCCACCATGGCAGCGCTGCTGCTGAAACACTCGCGGTAGCCGGTGCCGCTGGCATTATCATTCTGCGCCTCATACGGCACACGCAGGAGGATGCCCTGCTGTTGCGGTTGCGGTGTGCCCTTCTGCCAGAGTGCGCCTTCGGCCTTCCGCCGCCGCAGCAGGCCAGCCTCAACGGCACTGCCAGGGTTGCGGTAGAGCAGCATGGCTGCTGGCACCGATGGCCAATCCTTATCACGGAGTGCTGCGCTGATGGCGTCGAAGCCAGCGCTGCCATAGAACCCGGTGCCGAGGTTGTAGGCGAAGCTGATCAACGCGCAGCGCTGCGGATCGGCCATGCTTGCCCAGTGCGGGATCGCGCGCAGGCGTTCTGCGATGCGGTCCACCTCAAGGCGGAGAAGCATATCGGCCTCGATTACGTTGATCTTGTCGCCGCGCTTTACGGGATCACCAGCGCCATAGCGCGTTGTGCCATAACCGATCGTCCACGGATCGCCGCCGCTTAGCGGATCTGGATAGGCGCTAAGATGGCAGCCTTCAAATTCCTTGATTAGCTGGATCGCATCAGCTAAGTCGGTCTGCTTGCCTGGGACGCTCCAGGTCTTGAACCAGTCTTGATCCTTGCTCAGGATGTGCGGCGCACGCTTGTTGATTGCGGCCTCCAATTCACTTACGGCGGCCATCTGATGCGGAAGGCCGCGGTAGAACTTAAACAGATCGCTTAGGCGTAGTGGTTGGAAGCTCATGGGCGGTGCATGTGTTGGGGCATAGGCTGCCGGTAAGCAAAGGCCCCTTTGATTTCGGTCCAGGCGATGGGGGTGAGCATTGCGGCGAGAAAGGCGAGGATCACCACCTGCGCCATCTTGTTTTCAAGCTTGCCGACACGTTCACCGATGCTGTTGCGTTCGCGGACATCGGTGATGGCGGCATCCAGCAGCTGCTTGAGTTGGCCCTCCAGCACGCCGATGGCGCGGAGGATCTCGCCGTGCGTTGGCTCAGTCACCGCTTGCGGGAGGCAATGCCACGCAGTGCACCGAGGATCAGCTGGGTCCAGCTGTTAGCGCGAACGCCAGGCACGATTGCCAGCAGTTCAGAGCCAGCCAGCAATGCCACGGCGATGCTGGTGATGTCTTCCGGTGTCATCGAAAGTTGTCAGCTGCCGACAGTCTAATTCTGCAGCGTGAGCGTGCTGGCCGCCAGGGAGAAGGTGCCGTTGCTGGTGGTTATGTTGCTGTTGAAGTCGTTGTAGGCAACCAGCTCATCAGCACTTGCTAGTCCGCCGCGGGATTTGTAGTACACCGCGCCGCGTGCGGTGATGGTGCTGCTGGTCCAGGAAACCGCTGCAAACTGAATGGTCACCTTGTCGTTGGCGGTGTCCTTGGTGACGGTGACAGGCGCGCTGATGCCGCCAGCGGTGTAACCAGTGCCGCTGACTTCATTGGTGACGGCAGAGCGCTTGAGGTCGGTGTCCTTGTCTGGTGTGTAGGACGAGGAGACCAGCAAGACCTTGAAGCTGTCGGTATCGAAATCGATGGCGTTGCGCGCCATGTCATCGATACAGGAGTTGTAGACGAAGGAAGCCATCAGGGTGCAGGCGACTGCGGCCAGGTGATGTCAAACGGATTGTCAGCATCGGCCAGGTCGCGCAGGGCCTGGCGGTAGGCGGCCCATGCGTCACGATCGGCGCCAAGGTCG